GCTTGATGGTGCCGGGCTTATAGCCGTCCGCCGCCATGCGCCGGGTCAGGGCGTGCTGCGCGTCGAGGGTGAACTCGGCCACTGTGGCGCCTTCCTGGATCCGCTCGCCGGCCAGGAACAGGTTGCGCCGCTGCACCCCAGCGCCGGCCGTGTGCTGCCCGTGCTTCTCCATGTAGCGGGCGAACACGTCGAGGATCAGCACCTCGCGCGGTTGCTGCGCGGCGCGATGCCCGTGCAGCGTGACCCAGCGGGCGAGGGCGAGGCGGGCGGCTGCAAGGTCGTCAGTGCCAAGCGATGCGCGGCACGTCTGTCGGGTGGCGGCGTCGAACCAGGTGCGGCACCAGACGGGGGAGTTGGGACGCTGGGAAAGCCAGAAGTCGCCAACCTGGTTGGGGCGGTCACTAAGTCGCATGGCTTCACGTCCCGGGCGTCGAGGTAGGTTTGCAGGTGTCGGTCGAGGTAGCACGGCCGGCTGGCGATCAGCACGAAGCCGATGCGCCCGCGCTGCCGCTCCCGGCGCAGAGTATGGACGGACACGCCCAGCGCCGCGGCGGCTTCGCGCTCCCGCATGGGGCGGGGCAGGGGGACGGGATCAGGCATCAGTTGCGCCCTCCCCGGTCGTGACCCTGCCGGCTTCGCCGCGGGGATTGTAGCCCTCGGCCTCTCGGACTTCGTCCGGCGTCAGGATGCCCTTGTCCACGGCGATGGCGTAGGCTGCCCAGCGCGCGGAGTAGTCCCCCCGCATCAGGCCGGACAAGTCAATCTCAAGGTGGAACTCGGCCCCGTCCCCGAACACGGTCCGGCTGAACTCCGCCTCAATTTTCCGCACCCATGGCGTCAGCGTTAGTTGCGCGAACCACAAGGCGGCCTGTTGCGTGTTGGTGAAAGTGCCGTGGCTGTAATCCTGCACGATGGGCGGCGGAACCTGAAACAGCCTGCATAGCTCCTCCACCGTGAACCGGCGGGACGCCAGGACTTCCGCATCCTCCGGGCTGATGAAGGTGGCTCCCCAGGTAGCCCCTTCCTCCAGCACTACGGTTTTACGGGCATTGCCAGCCCCGGCGTAGGCGTCCGCCCAGGCATTCGCCAAGCGATGCGCTGCTTCCGGGGACAGCCTGCCGGGGACGGACAGCACGCCGGACGGCGTGGCGCCGTTGCGCCAGACAGCAGCCATATGCTCTTGCAGGGCGTGTGCCTGGCCCAGCACATCCGGCGCGCGGGACAGCCGGGACCGGCCAAGGAAGCCGTCGTCGCTGCGGTCGCGCAACAGGAATACTTCGTCGTCCATGTAGCGCCGGGGCTGGCCCGTCCCGCCCCAAGGCGCGATGAACTGCACCACGTCAAAGGCCATGCGCCCGGTTGGCAGCAGGGACACCATGACGCTTTGCCAGGGAACCGGCAGCAGCGCCGTGACCCGGCCAGCGCCGTCATGCTCGATCACGCTCAGGGCGTTGCCGTGCAGCAAGGCTTGCGCCAGCGTCCATTCCAGCCAGTCCGGCCAGGTCTGCCGCGGGTTGGGCGCCCGGATCAGCCGGGCCACGGGGTGCGACGGGGCTTCCGTGCGGCCGGCGTCGGCCTGGCGGTAAACGAACGCCGGCAGGGTGGCGACCGTAGAACTGATGGCGCCCACGCACGCCATGACGGCAGACAGGTTTTCGGCCATGCGGGCGTTGACGACATTGCCGCCCGTGCTGCCCAGCCCGAAGCCTACTGTGCCGATGGCCTCCCCGCGGCGCCGCTCGGGCGCCCACAGCCGCGCCAGGCGGGTCAGGACGCCCATCACAGCGTCTCCAGGAAGCGGCGGCGGGCGCGGGCGGCGTCGGCTTCTGCGCCACGCGCGCGGGCCTGGAAGCTGGTTGCGCTATAGGCGGGCCAGGCGTGGACGATGCTGATTTCCACCAGATCCACGGCGCGCAGCTCGCGCCGGTCCGCCGCGGGCCAGGCTTCGTCCTGGACGCGGAACCCGAAGGAACATCCGCCCAGGTCGCCGCGCTGCGCCAGCGCCAGCACGTCATGCCCTAGCTGGGTGTCCGGCACGTCCAGGCTGTAGGACAGTCCCTTGCCATCCTCCACAAGCCGCAGTGTGCCCGATGCCGTGCGGGCCAGCAGCCGGCCGGGATCGTGGTCCACCAGCGCCAGAACATCCCGGCCCGGAGTGGCAAGGGACGCCCGGAACGCGCCGGCCCTGATGATTTCAGTGAACGCGCCGATGGCGGCAGGCGTGCCGAATGTCGCGGCGTAGCCCTCCAGCCGGCGGCCGGCGGCGCGCATCTCTGCCGCCGCCCGCACCTCCAGCCCGTTCGGGGACCGGCTCGGGATCACGGCGTGACCGTCGCGGCGGCCGTGGTGTTGATGTCAGTGATCGCCGCGAACGACTCCGGGTGGCGCACCTGCACGTCACACGTCATCATGGCCCGGACCCATGCGTTGCCCTTCTGATAGGGGCCGTCCGCGTAGGGGTTCACCAGCACGTCCAGCTCGGACCAGAAGCCAAGGATTAGGTCGGACCAGTTGCCGTAGATCAGGGCGGACAGGCCGGTGCCGGTGCCCTTCGTGCCGGTGTTTGGGACCAGGTTGGACCAGGCTTGCGGCTGGCCCTCGAAGATCGTCTCGAAGCCAAGGGGCTGCCCTTGCAGGTTCAGCATCTTGGCGACGTGCTGCCGGACGCGGGTGTTGCCCAGGAAGCCCATGTTTTCGCCAATCGCGTTGGCGTTCATCGGCAGTCCCATCAAGTCCGCGATGGCGTCATAGGTCAGCGGCCCGCCGTTGGCTCCCAGCGGCAGCACGGGGACGCCCGGCGTATGCAGGATGCCCACCGGGTCATTGTTCTGGCCGGTGCCATAGATGGCGGCGCTATCCAGGGCGCGGGCCAGCACTGCGGCCAGGTCGGCACGCACAAGCTGCTCAATGTCCGGGGTGGACTGTTGCAGCATGTTCCGGCTCATCTCGACGATGGCGCCGGCGTGCTTGGGGCGCAGGCTGATTTTGTCGAAGGCCTCATCCGTGAAGGACAGCGCCTGGTTCTCCGCCACCCAGCCCACGGCCGCGCTGCGCGTCAAGCGGGGTATGTCCACGTTGGAAGTCAGCCCAGTCAGCACGCGGGCGCCAAGCTGGCGGATGACGAGTGCGGCACGCAGCAGGTCCACGTATTGGCTGCCGTCCAGCAAGGTAGCAATCAGGTTGCCACCCGGCCCGGCGGCGGGCGTCGTGGTCGTAATCACGTCGCGGCGCTCGGCAGGGCGGCGCAACGCCTGGATGGGCACCGCGATGCCCTGGAACTGGCGCCCGGATCGGCGCGCAATCTCCTGCGAAACCTCCCGCTCCCGCCCGGCATCCACGTCCAGCCCGGCGGCGGCGGCCAGGGCGCGCACGAGGCTGAAATCATGCAGCGCACGGTCGAAGCTGCGGTCGGCGTTGCTGCCGATGGCGGGGCCGGATGCGCGGCGCTCAGCCTCCTCGATGGTGCTGCGGCGCTGCATGGCGTCCTCCAGCTCCGCGAGGGCAGCCTTGATTTTGTCGAAAGCAGCGGCCTGTTCCGCCGTCATCGCGCCGTCGCTGGATGCGTCGGCCGCGTCCTGCATGTCGCGCAGCTCTTTGACCAGTTTGGCGCGGCGCTCCAACATCTGCCGGGTGTTCATGGGCGGTTCTCCTTCAAGGGATGGGCCGCCTCCCGGCGGTCAGTGTGATAGGGTGCGGGGCCTTGGGCGCCTTGCTCGTCAACCCAACCCCGCCGGCTGGTCGAGGCGTCCTTCGCTGCCCGGCCGGCCCCGCGGGGACCGTCGATGGAGCAGGCGGGGATCACGTTGTGGCAGGGGGCGTCCATCATGGGACCGGGCGCCTCCCGGCGCTCGTGACGTTGCCCTGCCGTCATGGGGTGCCAGCAGAGTGCATCAAAGCTGCTTGATTGCTCGATCTGCGGCAGAGACGAATGCGTCCAGGTCAAGGATCAGGACCGGATCGTCGCGATATTGGGATGGCCAGAAGAAGTCCTGCGCCACCTTCGCCCGGGTGGTGATCGAGATGTCAGGCCCAGCCTGCTTTATCTGGACGACCAAAGCAGTGCCGCCCTCCGCGAAGCACTCTCCATACTGGCCCACGTCGAGGAACTTCATCGCGCACATGCTGGCCAGGTCAACGGGCAGGCCCGCCCGTGTCAGACGCGCCACCATTGTGATATGCAGCACACTCCTGCGGGTGAAGAGCCGGCCGCGGCCGGTGCCGGGGGAGATCACGTCCGGCGGGACATCACTGCCGCCGGGGTAGGTCGAGATCACCCCCCGCTTCAACCATGTCGAAACGGTATTGATCGGCACACCTGCAACGGTCGCAGCCTGCTCAGTTGTGAAGCGGGGATAGTCCATCTGGCCAGGCTCCTAATGTCCTAACCAACCTAATGAGGTGCGCATGAACTTTCAATAAGGTTCAGGCGGACTTTTTGCAGGAAAGGGGGAGCCAGCTTAACACCCCCGGGTCAAAATCGCTTGCCGTCGCAAACTGATGAGGGGGACGGTCCACACTGTCCCCGCTCCCAGCAATTTTCTTGCGCGCCGGATCAGATGCGGCCGGCCGCCCTCGCCAGCCGCAGCGCGCCGCAGTCCGTCGGCCCCGTCATCCGTGCGCTAGGGTTACACCCGATGCGGGAGCTTCCACTTTCCCGCCGGACCGGCTTCGTGTTATCACCAGCACATGCCGCAGTCAGCTCGTGATAACACAAAACGCCGGGCGACGCAGACAGGGACCTTGATTGGCGTCCGGCTCCAGCCTGATGCGCTGGCCCAACTCGACGTTTGGATAGCAGCCCAGCCGGAACCGCGCCCGTCCCGGCCGGAGGCAATTCGACGGCTGACGGCGGAAAGGCTGAACAACTGCAATCGCTTGCCGGCGCAGAATGCGCCCCGCCCAGCGGGACGCCGGCCCGTGGTGGGGCGGGGCGAACGCTAAAAGCCCGGAAATTCAATTTCGCCCGCGCAGAAATTTGACGGGGGAGCGGTCGACATCGGCGTCAGCTCTCAGCGATTTCTTGCGCCTGCCGGACGTGTTCGTTGATTACCCCAACCACCTCCGTCATCGCGGCCTTCCACTGCTCATGCCCTTCGTCGCCAGGGAAGCGGTCATCGAAGATGCTTAAAGCGAACAAGGCGAACGATACGCCGATGCTCTCCGGGTCTTTGTCACCATCAATCTCAAACTGATACTTGGCCATCTAGTCCTCCTCAAACCTACTTGGTGTAGTCCAACGCCCGCGCCAGCCGGCGCAACTCCCCGGCGATCTCGGACCGCTGCTCATAGAATGCCTCGGGGTCGCGGTGCCCTTGATGCAGGCGGGCGACACGCGCGGCCAAGGCATCAAGGGCGGCTGCGGGGGTGGAGGGTAGGGTAGGGTCAAACGCTTTACCCTCACACACGCACGCGCATGAACGCCACATCAGTCTGACCCCCCACTACCCCCCACCCCCTCGGCACCTGCCCTGCGCGGCGGCGGCTTAATGGCGATCCCGCGCACCCACTGGATGCCCTTGTTGGTTACGTAGCGAAGCCCTGGCGTGCGCTCGATCATGCCGCGGAGCTTGCGGTTATCGGCCAGTGCCTCACCGTTGGCCTGGCACCATTGGGTGAAGCTGTGCAGCAGGTGCGCCGGCTTCGTGCTGGCGGTCGGCAGCCGGTCGCAGCACTCGGTCAACCAGCGCGGGAAATGGTCCTGCGACTCGAAGTAGGCTTCTGTCGCGTCCGTCACCACCTTGGGCCGCATTAGCCCGTGCTGCTGCCAATCCACGCACCCATCCATCATCCACCGCAGGATCGCCGGCCACTCCACCTTGAGCTTGGTCTCAAGTTGCTTGTCGGGCGCCGCAGGCTTGTGCAGGAACGGGACGATGTTGAACCGGCGGCGCATGGCCTCGTCCACCGCCTTCAACGCCGGCTTGTGGTTGCCCACCACCGTCAGCTTGAACTGCGGCAGGAACTCAAAAAAGTCCTTCCGCATGAACCGTGCCGTAATCGGGTCGCCGCCGGTCAACTGCTTGATGCGAACTTCGGCCCAGGTCCGGCCTTCCTCCGTTTCGGACGCCGTGACAAGCCGGGCGCCGCGCAGCATGGCGAGGTCGCACGGGTGCCGGTCGTTGGTGGACGCGACGAACGTTTCCGTGGGTGCGTTGCGGGCGTATCCGCCCATCACCCGAGCCACGGTGTTGAGAAACACACTCTTGCCGTTGCCGCCGGACCCGAACCCGAACAGCAGCGCGTGTTCCCGCGTGTCGCCGGTCAGGCAATAGCCGCACCATTGCTGCAGGAACCGGATCAGCCCTTCGTCCCCGGCCGTGGTGGCTTGCAGGAAGTCCAGCCATTGCGGGCAGTCGGCGGCATCGCCCGGCGCCACGGCGGTTTGCTTCGTGATACAGTCCGCCTGCCGCGCCGGGCGCAGCTTGCCCGTCCGTAGGTCCACTGTCCCGCCCGGCGTGCCCAGCGCGAAAGCGTCGGCGTCCCAAATCTCCGAAGTGACGGCGAAGGCATCGTCTGCTTGCGCGAACCGCTCCACCGCCGCCGCGAAGGCAGCCTTGCCCGTGATCGCCTTCGTCTTGAACTCGGCATCCCGGTTCAGCTCGGCCACCAGACGCCGCGCCCAGGAAAACGCCCGCTTGGTCTCGTTCCGCTTCCAGTGCGTGCCTGTCCACTCGAACCATGCCCCGGTGTGGTGGCAGTAGCGGAGCGCATCTTTGTGCCGGCGGGCGAAGGCCAGCGCCACCCCGTGTTCGGTCAGCTCCAGGTCGTGCAGCCCTTCGCTGGCGTCCTGGATGGTAAAGTCGGAAACCATGCCGTCAGCCATGGGCCGCCTCCGCCGCTGCAAAGCGTGCAAGCAAGATGTCGTTGAAGTCCCCCGGCCCGTCCGGCAGGGCAACCCGGACCCGGCGCCCTTCGGTTGTCCAGCGCCGGGCCGCCTTGGCGGCAGCTCGTCGACCCGGCCCGTCCGGGTCGGCTGCGATCACCACGGAACGCACGCCAGGCGGTAAGACCATGTTGCAGGCCATGTTGCCGCACGCCACCCCGGCCCATGCGGGCAGGCCAAGCAGGAAGCCGGCTGATGCCGCGGTTTCCAGCCCTTCGGCAACCAACAGCTCCGGCTCTGCCGGATGCAGGCGGATGGCGCCGCCCGCGAAAGAGCCAAGGCTTGCCTTCGGCGGTTCTACCCCGGCTTTGCTGCCATCGCCGGCAATGTAGGTCCGGTGGGCCGCGCAGATGGACCCGGCGCCGTCATAGACCAGGGCCACCATCGCCAGCAGCTTGCCACCCTTGGGATGCGAGGTATCGGCCCGGAACCGGATGGCGTCGTTCTGCGCCAACCAAGGTAGCCCGCGGCGGGCCAGGTAGCGTTGTGCCGGAGTACCTGCGGCATAGTCGCAACGGTGCCAAAACGCCCGCACGGCCTTGCGCCGCTCGGCTGTCTCGTCCGCAGTCAGCACCCGACCGGCGCCGATGCGCTCGTAAGGGGCGTTCACCGCCAGCCCCCGAACGCAACCTGGATGTGGTCAAAACGCTTGTAGTCTGGTAACACGCTACTCACACGCAACATGGGATAAGCCCCTAGTGTCGTGTGCGTGGTTTGCTAACGTCTGCTAGGCTAAGCTACTGGTATCACTTGGCTCGTCTTGCCTTGCCAAGGTTGGGGTCGAGGGTTCGAATCCCTTCGCCCGCTCCAGTTCTTTGTTCGAAAACAAGCGCTTATGTGCTCGCCGATATCGGGGGTTGGAGCGTCTTTGCCACTGTGGGTGTAGAAGTGGGTGTAGTTTTCCGGTGGTTGTTGGCGGCACTTGGCGAACGCTGACGGCCACTGCCATTGCAAGGTCAAGGGCAGCCAGCCGCGCCCGCAAGTCCACTTCGGGCTTTTGAGGCCACTGGCAGCTGCACTGAGGACTACAAGGCACGAGCGCCCAGGCTGACCGGCATCAGGGCCGCGATCAGGGCGCCGCCTATGCCCCGAATACCTGCCTGACACCGTGCGCCTTTGAGTGTGACGGCGATGGCACAGGTGCCCTCAATGCGCTGTAATCAGTCCAGCGCGAAGCAGCAGTTGGACACCACGCCAAAGGCGCTGGCCGGCTGGTGCCTCCTACGCCGACCGGTAGGCCAGCTGGCGGAAGGCACCGGGTCAGCTTCAACGCGGGCCGTCATGAAACGGCCTGTCAGGCCACTGCCGCAGGCTGGGCACTCCTGCCTCCAAGCCGGCTCCGCGCACGCCAAAGTAGTGTTGCAGCGATCGCGCCGTTCATCAGGTTCCAGGCGATGCAGCGATTCTAAGTGGCTGCTGACGGTTGTGGGTTTCGTTGTCTCTGGCGGTGTGGTCCACGTCCTGGATGGAGCTTCTAGACACCCTTGTGGCTGGCGTGCGCTCGGCGTGCGCGGCCTTCCCT